GGCGGATCAGTGATCTGACAGGGCGGGCGCTTGTTCTTACATAGGTCCAACGAGATCGAAACTGAATGGACACGCTGCTCATGTTCCGACAACTTCGGCAGATCACGCTTACGAAACACATTCAACTGCAGGATAGCGTACTCGTCGGCGTTGAACTTGCCGTCGTCCATGCCCCGTGAAGCACCACGGGTGCTGGCCTTCCCCGACTGATGCACCAACCCGACCGGCATGTTCTCATGCTCGGCCCACTCCTTGATGCCCTTCAGCACGTTCGACACACCCTCGTAGCCGCTGGCAAACGGCATCTGCTCCAGAAAGTCGATCATCGTGAACTGCGGACGAGCCTGCCAGTAGTCCTCGCACTCGGCGAGAGCCACTGACATCTCAGGGAACGGCAACGCATATGGGAAGATCTTGACGCGATCCAGCCACGACCGCTTCGCTTCCTCAATCTCCCCGAGGTACGCCATGTCTGCCGACTGCAACGCCTCTTCAATTGAGGCAAGGTTACGCTGGTACAACAGCGCATACAGTTTCGACACGACGAGAATCTCAGGCTCGTCGGGTGTGAAGATCACCGCATGGAACTCGGGGTCGGCCTTCAGGTTCTTCGCTATGGACGACAGCAGCACCGCAGACTTGCCTGAATGGGCACGGCCTGTCACAACCAGCACATCCGACGGCCACACGCCACGCATCTTCTCATCGATACCGGGCAACCCGAGGTAGTAACGATCCTCGCTACCTGCAGCGTACTCAACCCAACGGTCCACGGCCCGCGCCGTGGGGCGAAAGTAACGGTACTCCCCGTTGCCCGCCCCGACATCGACACCCGCTAGGCGGGCATCGATGTCGGAGTCGGACAGGAGAGCAGCGTCAGAACTCACCGCTGGAAGGCGTACTGCTGGAGCGCCCCGCGGCGACCATTCCAGTCGAACGGAACGGCGTCCGCCTGCTGCTGCCCACCCGCCTGATCCCACACCTTCAGCGGCACGTTGGAGTCGCCGTCGTTGACCCACAGGCCCACGTTGCGGGCAACCCCGACACCGATCTGGTTCAGCGCCTCGGCAGTGACGGAGAAGTTCGGGAAGTTCTTCCCGCTCCTGTTCACATCAGTGGTGCCGTCGGCGTGTTCCTTGACCTCGTAAACCCTGATGACGCCGCCGTTGCCGTCCGACCATTCGTTCGGATGGAACGCCAGCAGGTTCCACGCTGCCTGCTTCGTGTCGGACTCCTTGCCGACACAGAAGTCCACTCGGGGATACACCTTCCCACCCATCGCTGGACGGGCAGCCATTGACTGCGCTGTCGGCCCTACGGGTGCGCTCGGTGGTGCCGTCGTAGCATGACCCTGCGTGGGCGCCGAGGGGGCGCTAGGCGGATCACGGTCAGGTCGGGCCACGCCGCCTTTGAGCGTCCGCATGACCACCCCCGACTCTGACAGGTCGAACTCCTGACCTGCCTGCTTCAGCACCTCCATCTTGATGTCCTTGAACAGCCCCTCTGCTTCAACGAGGATTGACTGATCGTCAAACGAATCGGGGTAGGTGCGGGTGATACTGAGTGTGTAATCAGCCGTCTCGTATGGGGCTTCCGATACCTTCTGTGAGAAGGTGACGGAAACCTCGGTGGATGGTTCTGTCATGTTGTCTCCCTGTGTTACCACGGGTCAGGGCCGAGGTGTTTCCCTCGGCATTCTCCAGCCTGCCACACGGGGCACCACTTCGGTGAGCAACCCCACCAGCCCCAACGCTTCGGCCAGACCTTCAGGTCGGACTGCAGCAACTCCGCAGCCGACCAGCACAAGTCCTTCAACGCTTCGGTATGTGCTTCAGTTCGTTCGATCTCTATCCTCTGCACCGCCCCGTCCACCAAAGCAACGAGGTTGAATTCCGTAGACCCGAATGCCGCACAATACACATGCGACTGTATGTCCCACCGCTTCTTCTCCCACGGCTCGTACTTGCGGCTCGGATTTTTCCAGTCCCATATCGACCCGTCCCTGTTGTGCCAGTCAGCGGTACCCGTGATCACCAGACGAACCCCGTCCCGTTCATCCAACGTAAACCGAAACTCCTCCTCCACCCCGACAGGATCCAGCAACGGGCGCACTTCCTCATACCAAGCGAAAGCGTTGTTGCGTGCGATTTCTATGACACGAACATGGTCCTGACGCCACACATCCACAGCGTCCACGTTCTGCTCAAACTCGTCATCTATGACACCCAGCATCAGATCAAACGTCGGATCTTCACCACGCATCATCGCAAGCCCCACCTGCTCAATGGCGCTATGCACCAAGTTGCCACGCAGCATGTCGGAACTTTCTTTCTGCGTAATCAACCCCATCCGATCCTGCCGTGCCCACTCGGGGCAGTTTGACAGAGTGTTCAGCCAACTCTGGCGGATCGGAATTTCAATCATATGACAGTGTACCTCTCCCTTGTGACGGTGGGGCGGTACCCGAGGGAGCGGATGGGTACCGCCCCGTTNCCGTCGCGGTCGCGCCCCTGAAGGCGCGCCGCCACCTTACAGGCACCGATCCACCCCTGTCAAGTCTTTCCATTCGGCGGCGTCGCACTTGGCGCAGATGTCGTCGTGGTTGTAGATCGACAGCACGGTCGTGCAGCCCTTCGACTCGCAGATGCGACCCTTGGGCTGTGGCCCCGTGTACCGTCGCCCACGGTTGTCGCGGGTGATGGTCGCGCTCATCTGTTGTCCAACACATCTGGCAAGGTCATGCCATGAATTCGCTCATGCGTCGCACGGTTCACCATCGCATGTGCCCGCGACCGCAGGACGCCAGCACGGCGTCCTACCTCGGCGGTGTTACCCACCCGTATCCGCTCGTCAAGCATCGACTGGCGACGCACAAACGCCACGGCGATCTTGAGATCCTCAAGATTCGCCGCCACCTCCGTCGCATACAACAGGTCGGTCGCGCCTTCACCCACTCCGTTGCCGTCGATTCGTTCTGTCAACCTAGAAGCGAAGGCAATTGGGTCAACAAGGAGCGACATTCGTAGCCCATTTACGTCAACTAATACGGGTGCATTTACCATAGAAAAACTTCTTTCTGGTCGTCTAATGATTGCGACATATCTACAATGTATGCCGTCAATTCCTGTATCTTTACCTGCATTTCCAGCAGTATTTCCGTGTCGAATTTCCGATGATTTGACACGATATAATTGAACGGCCCATACAGAGCAACCATGCTCATTTGGGCTGCCATTAGTGATGCCTCTAGGCGGGTGTCCAGACTGTCGTCTAACAACTCACCTTGCGGCTCATTCGGTGTCGCCATAGTATGCCTTCCTTACTTTCAAGAGTACGGTGGTGGCGTCGTGGAGGATGTCCCACAATGCCTCGGAGTAGATCTTCTCGCCGTCCTCCCATGCCTGCGCGGCATCGTCATGCAGTTCGTCGCAAAACGTCTGCAGGCTGTCGATAGCGGCCTTCGTTGATGCCCGCTTTTCAGGCGTCATGGGATGCAACGATGCTGGCGACCAGCAGGTTCAGGCTGTGTTCTATGCGGCGCAACGCTTCGATCAGTTCCCGATGGTCCCTGCCAGCAGTGTGCCTATGCGTCCACTCGCTTTCGCGGTAGCGCCGCTGCCTTTCGTTGAAGTCGTGTGCTGATTTATCTAGTGACATATCTTCTCCCTATTGTCTGCTCTGTCTATACCACAAACTGTCCCATCACTCCCATACGAACGGGGCGTGCGGGTTGCGATCATGGAACGAATGCCCGCCTTCCTCCGACCAGTCCCACCGCGCTTCCACCAACTCAAACAACTCACGGGGCACCGAGCGAGGGTATCGACTGGGATCATTCGGGGTGCCCTTCAGGCTCTCCGCCAACCGGCGGTGATGCTGGTGAAGTTTGACGTAGAACACCTGCGCTTGATTCCAGCCGTAGAAGTTGACATACGTCGGCCACCACCTTTCGTAATCATTTACGAACTCTGGGTACCCCACCGCCACCCCGCTCCCGCCTCGCCTTCTGCGCCAGCCACCGCTGGCGCTCCAACTCACGCTCTAGCATCACTTCCTCCATCGTCATGGTGCAGTCCAAACCAGTTGGCGTCATATCAGGCATCACGCCTCCTCATCGGGAAACGGGTTGACCTCTTTAGAGAACAACCCCTCTTCGGGTTCCTCCTCCTCGTCATCACCAAACACAACATCCCAGCACCGCCAGCACACATACCACCCGCCACGGTCGGCCAGCAGCACCTCCCGCTCCGCGTCGCCATGCTTCGGGAAGATGTCCTGCACCGGCCCCTCCCGATTCTCCCACCGCATGTAGTCGGCGTTGTTCACCAGCACCGTGTCGGAGTTGTCGCAGTGGCGGCACTTCGCCGTCACGCTCCGCACCTCCCCCATCACCCGACCCCGCAAGCAGTCCGCCACCGCACCTCATCGAACCGTGGGTTGGCGTTCGCCAACACCTCGGCCAACTGCTCCGCCAACCACTCCACCTCGCACTGCTGGTCGGGGTAGTCGTCACTGAATCGGTGCAGCACCTCCGCCAGTGCCTCGAAGTCGCGCCGCGTCATCACGACGCCACCCACCCACGCAACGCCGACACGATATGACGGGCCTCGGTGCCACGGCCGAACGCTGTCGTCCACTCCACACCAGCCCGCCTCGCCACCCAGTAGAGGAACTCCAAGTTATAGACACCCTCCAGCGACTCCAGCATCGCACCCTCGGGTGAGAAGATGCTGCCCTTGCCGGTGCCGTCCGAGTAGTGCGTATGCACCAACGTCGCCTCGTCCAACACCTCCCTCGGGAAGTGCGGCTCGTAATGCTCGGGGTCGATGATCGAATGACCATCGCCCACGATGGTGTCGTCGGCCAACGCCGCCTCCACCAGTTCCTGCGTGATTTCCATTTCCTGTCTCCCTGTCTCTGGTCGGTGTACGCACCGACGATAGCACGCCCCACCGACACGGTGGGCGACCACCATGCACACTGAACAGCCGAGACGGTGCTACCCTGACAGCCGAGGCGATCCCCAAGAGATCGCCCACATCAAGGGAGCAAGCAATGCACGAAATACACACCGAGATCGACCGAGTGTTGATCACGACCAACAGCCCGCTCACGGGCATCGGGAACTGGCACCGCCTCGGGGAGGAGTACGCCGACCGTCTGCCACGCGCCGACTGGCTGGCCGCACTCGGACTCCGAGACGGCGACAACGGCCCCGAGCCTGACGGGTGGGCGATCCAAGGCTACGAACTGGCACCCGTAGCCGCCGCCCTAGATGCCATCGGCCCCGTGGCCGGTCCCATCATCAACCCGCCGCCGGGTGTCATGTTCATACCCGAGGCAGCCACCATCGAAGGCTGGAAAGCCCTCGCCCCGACAGACAGCCCCGAGGACATTTTCGACATCGTGCCCTCGTCGTACTGCATCCTGCAAAACTCGGAACTGGCCGACCTCGCCGACATCTTCGCCGAGGCCGCACAAGCCGAGCGGGGCATCGACATCCCCACCCTGTCGGCGGGCACACTGCGGGGACGACGCCTAGCGTTCGTGTCCCTCGGAGTACCCGACGACGCCGCCTTGGACGGGCTACCTGCCCGAGGTCACTCGCTGAACCTCGGCACCAGCCACGACAGGACCACGGCACTGGTCGGCACCCTGTCATCCACCATCGTGGTGTGTGCGAACACGTTCCGAGCGAATGTGCTGGGCAGGCCCGCCGAGGTCAACATCCGCCACACCGTCGGGTCAACGTGGCGCATCGTGGAGGCCCGAGGCATCCTGCGCGACATGATCGGCGCCGCCACCGAGGTGGACGCCGCCATCGCCCGCCTGATCGACACGCCCCTGTCGTTCCCCGTGTTCCGAGACACGGCACTCGCCGCCATCCTCGGCGACCGGCCAGACGACGAGGGCCGCGGACAGACGATGTGGGACAACCGGCGGGAGGCCATCGGCGACGAGTACCACTCCGAGCGTGTCCCCCACCAGTTCCACGGCACCGCGTGGGCAGGCATGATGGCCGTGCAAGGCTGGGAGCAGCACTCACGCACCCAGCGGGGCGGACGCCACCGCGCCGCCGTCGCCATCGAAAAGACGCTCACCAACCGAGCGATGGACGGCTACCCGGCGACCCATGCGTTCATGGCGTGGGAGGCCGAGCGTGCCGAGGACATGACAGCCAGCACCTCCTACGGTCCCCTCGCCACCGCGCTGCTGGAACTCCCCAACGTGGAGGAGGTCCGCTTCGCCACCGACGACACCGACGACACCACCGAGGCCACCACCTCGAACTGGGGCCACTGGGACAACGTGGACTACCCCGACAGCGAGTGAAGGGAGCCGCCATCGACGGTTGAGACACGCTGCATCCGAGCCGCCCCGCCCATCGTGGCGGGGCGGTTCCGCGTCCGATATCATTTCGGCCAGGTCCACCCACCGAGGACCGTTCACCACCACCACAGGAGCCACCCACCATGATCATCGAAGCCATCCTCATCGGAATCTTCCTCATCTCCGTCATGCTCTTCCTTGCCTGCATGTTCGAGGTCCGACACCGCATGGCCGAACGCCGCGCCACCATCGAGTGGCTCGGCATGGCCCGCCAAGCGTTCATCCAGCCACGCCACGGCGACTCCCCCGAGGTCGCCAACGCCAAGCGGGCTATCGAAATGCACCACCTACGCCACCCCGACATCCCCACTGTCCACATCTCCGAGTCAGGACGAGCCACCTACAACGACGCCGCCGAGGACATCTTCCGACGCGCCGCCGACGGCGATGATCCGCACTTAGGTGCTTGACAGCGGGCACGCCATCCGCTTGACTTGACCCCGAGGTCATCCCCAAGAGGTGACCCGAACCCAACAGGGAGCAACAGCATGAACATCAACACCACAACCGAGATCGGCGAAATCGAGATCGACTTCGATCTGGACAGCGACGACCTAGCCCACATCATCCGCCCCATCGTGGACACCGCCGTCGACAACGAGATCAGCAACTACGACATCGCCAGCATGGTCAGCGACGAGGTAAGCAGCAACCACGACGGGCGGCAGGACATCGAAGCCGAGGCACAGGGCCTGCTCAACCAATACATCAACGGCCACGGCACGGACGGCAACCACGACAGCACAGGATGCACCACGGCGAAACTCTTCGAGACAGCCGTGTACCACGCCAACAGCCGCCTGTCGGCCAGCCAGCAGGGCATCAGCGCAACGACAGCGATCCCAGCCACCAATAACGACACACTCGCCGAGGTCCGACGCCTCGCCGAGCAGGTCGCCGCCATCCAGCGGGCACTCACAGCACTCGGCGCAGCAGTCATGCCTCTCGGCTAATCCCCCCACGGTGCTGCCGCTGGACTCATCCACCAGCCCACAGCACCAGCCGAGGCCACCGGCCCTCCGTCTCCTCTTGGCGGGGGGCCGGTGCGCGTCTACGGGCAGCACACACCAGCCACTGTCATGCTGGTACCCGTCGCCCGTGGCTGCGGCCATCCACCGACTCGGCGGGGACGGG